AAATTTTAAATTGTCAGCAGTATCTGATTGTATATAAGTATTTTGTCCTACATCATCTACATTAATACCGTCAAAATATAATTTGTTTCCTTGATTTATTCCAACATTACCTGAAGCTCCACTAACAAACATATCATCATTAAGGTTTATATCTACATCTCCACCATCTCCAAGTTTTACTACATCTTGAGAACTTTCAGTAAGTGTTAATAATGTTTCTCCACCAGCATTTAATGTGATAGCATCACCAGTAAAAGTTATGTTAGTATGAGTATCGCCCATGTGTCTAATAATATTAGGAACTTCAATATAGTCATGTGCTATTTTTAAACTATCTACTAATGCTACATCGGTAGCACCGCCAGTAACATCTGATGATGAAGTTTCAAAAACCATTTCTCCTTCTGAAGATGTCGCATCTACATTTACATGAATTCTTCCTGATTGCCCATTATTGTCAGGGTCTTGATTAGTATGATTAAATGTAATTTGTGCATTACCACCACCATCATTTGTAGTTAATGCTACATTCCCATCATTGTCACCACATATTATTGCATTTGCTACTTGTAAAAGACCATTATCTGCTACTGGTGCAATACCTACTCCTAATGAACCACCTTGTACATAGACACCTGTTTCTAAAATTTTTAATCTATTTGCACTACCTATTTGAAATTGCTGTGATGTGTCTTGATTAAATACAGCAGTTACTTTATCCATATCTAAAATCATACTTGCAGTATCTAAATCATTGGCAGTAGTAGGTCTTGCTCTTACTTGGAAATCGCCAGTACCATTATTAGTGTTGTCAATTAAAATATTTACATTGTTTACACCTGCTAAGGTTACTTGACTTGAGCTTGCCGAATCTGAGTCATCACCAAGGTCTAATCTATTACTTGCATTTCCATTTAAATGAATAATATCTGATACATCTATTTCCCCAGTTACTCCTAAAGTGCTACCATTATAAGTTAATCCTGATTCTCCTTGTATAGCATTAGCACCTGTAACTGTTGTTATTTGGTTATTAGTAGAACCAGTTAAAACTGCTTTTGTAGCAATACTATTAGTTACTGTTGTAGAGAAGTTTTCATCATTTCCTAATGCTGCAGCTAATTCATTTAAAGTATCTAATGTACTTGGTGCAGAACTAACTATTCCAGCTACTTCAGTATCTACATAAGCTTTGATTGATTCTGAACTTGATAATGTAGTAGCACTTACTCCTGACATTGTATCGGAGTCTAATATAGCACTACCACTTATGCCAGTATTGATTACTGGGCTTGTTAAAGTTTTGTTTGTTAAGGTTTGAGAACTTGTTAATTGTACAATATTACTATTAGTAATAGATGTAATTTTAGTAGCATTACCTACAGTTAGGTTTGCAGCTGTGCCTGTTACATTAGTCATAACACCACTTGCTGGTGTTCCTAATGCTGGTGTAGTTAAAGTAGGTGCTGTTAAAGTTTTGTTAGTAAGTGTTTGTGTTCCTGTAAGAGTAGTAACAGTAGAGTCTATATTTAGAGTTATATTACCACCAGAACCACCACCACTTAAACCTGTGCCAGCTGTAATACCAGTTACATCACCCTCAGAAGATGAACTACCAGTTACTATTAAGTTTGTTACATCTCCAGTAGTTTGTGTTACTTTTGCAGAGCTAGCTAGTTCAGTAAATTTTTGTTCGTATACAACACCATTTCTTTTTTCTTGTTTTACAAGTACTCCATCTTCTAGAAATGATACTGTTTCACCCTCTCTAATATTAGTTTTAGATGGTCTTACTCTAAAGAAAGAGTCAATGTTATTGACATTATGGTTGCCAGATTTTGGCATTATGAAGGTCTCTTATTAGTTTGTCTGTAATCAATATTTATATCATTTATATCTATTTTACCATCAGAGGTAACTTTTAGTGATATAGATTCACAGTTTTGATTTACTGTAAATGCTTTAATTTGATAGTTGGCATTATTAACCGCCTGTCCTGTTAGTGCTGTATAGCTAGTGCTTCCATCTAAAGCGTAAGCTAATGTTAGTGTTGTATCTGCTGCTGCATCTCTTGCTGCAATGTAAACCTTTTTAATTTTTTTTACTAATCCTGGGTTACCAAAATCTATATCTTTAGTAATTAACTCTATGCTTTCAGTTCCATAATTGTTGGTTAGTAAATGAATTTTATCATCTGAATGTTTAAAGAAATATACACCATCAAATGATTCTACAAAGTTAGACACATCTGCACTACCTACGCACGCTCTTGTGGTCCAACCTTGAGTTGCAAAATCAAAACAAAAAACTTTATCTTCTGTATCTACACCACTATTTGATGTCATAGAAGAATCCTGTAAAACGTATAGTTGCTTATATTTTGGCTCGTAAGATATAGAAGGTTTTAATAAAACATCACTTAGTTCTTGTCCTGCTTGCCAAAGATTGTCATCTAAAGAAGCTGTTAGTTCTTTTGGCATACTCTGTCCATCAAATAGATATACTCCATTTCTGTTTACCCAAGATATTCCAAAAGGTGTTTTAGCTACAGAGTTTTGAAAAATACATCCCATACCATCATACTCTGCTTCTAAGTACCAACCAGCATCTGAGGTAGATGATACATTAATAACATATAATTTTTTTTGTTTAAAAGCTAACAACCTATTACCTAAACTATGTAAGGCTGTAATAGAGTCGCCGTCACTAATACCAATGTCTAGATAATAACTATCAGGAAATGTTGCAAATCTATTAACTGGACTATAATATATTCTATCGTCAAGTACCTCTCCATTCTTTTTAACGTTTCCAATCCAAGCTCTTCTAGCACATACCGTAGCAGCTTTAAACCCTCCAGATGTACCTATTGCTGCTCTAGTTCCCACATCAATACTTTCTTCGTCTTGAGAATATCCGTTAATACTTTCGTAAGTATCCAAAGAAGGATTTACTACATCTAACCCTGTAACGTCAGCAAAATTTGTATCAGAAGGGTGTGTGAATGCATTAAAATCTTCAAATAGATTTGTTCTAACTCCTCTTTGATAATCTACGTCTAAAAATAGTATCCATCTACCGTTACCGTCTTTTTTTCTAGTATAAACTCTTACACCTTTTTCATTTTTATACCCACTAAATCCAGTATCTTTTATTCTAAATCCTACGTTAGTAAAATATGCACCAGTTGTTATTGGGAATAAAGTTGTTTTAGGTGTTTGAGGCAATGTTTCATTGTCCTGTAAGTCTACTATACTGTGACAAAATTCATAAGAACCTGCTTCCCATCCACCGCCAGTAACGCTTATACTGGTTTCTAAAGTTGTTTCAACGTTTGCTCCGCTAGCGTGCTCTAAAGCACCAGTTCCAAACACATCTCTATCTACAAGAAGTTGTAGAACTTTTTTATCTCCACCTGAAGCCAAATCTAAAGTACCAGTACTTCTTACTCTCATAGCTTCACCGTTAATATGTATAATTTCTCCTTTAAGGTTTGCTATTCCTCCAGTTGTTATACCACTACTAGTACCGTAGTTTAAAGAAACAGAAGACATATCTTCTGCAGTTGTTAGTTTTAAATGAATTAATTTATCTGTTAATTTTATATCAGCAGTAGGGTCTGGGTTTGTTTCATTAGGATTTGCAGTAACTACTAGGAAGTTGGTGCTTTCAGTATTTTTAATAATTTTAAAAAATGATTGAGAATCTAAAGTTGGGTCTGTCTGTAATTTTATACTAAACTCTCCAGCTCCCGGGTCAGTAAAACTAGTTCCTTTTGTTATAGCCTGAAATTTAGTAGATAATTTTTCTACTTGCATAGTAGTGTCTAACCAACCACTAATATTAGTTCCAAATCTATCTGTTTCATTTACATATACTAAACGCCTTGGCTCTTCATGTGAATCTGGAACTTCATCTACTACGCTTTCATCTGATACAAATAAAGTACCATCAACGTAATAGTATACTGGTAATACTCCGTTTTCAGTTTGCATGTCAATAATAGCATCGTTAGAATCTTCTGTTAAAGTAAGAGTGTTAGTATTACCAAATTCTCTAGCGTATGTTAAAATCTTTGTACTTGTTCCTGAGCCATTATTTTCTGGGAATGCGAATACTTGAACTGCAGTTCCCAAGGTTCCACTGTTGTCTGTATTGTATTGACTGTTAAACATAAATGCACCATACCCCGCAACTGTTTGTGTGTCAGGTACATTGGCTGATGATTTAGCACTTGAGACAGAAGAAGATAATATTAAACCCGGATTATGTAAGTTTACATTATTTGCTTTTGATACCTGGTTAGGTAAAATATCCCTAGGAGAGGACTTAGTGTTAAGCCCCTTACTAAAGTCATTGAGCTGTAAAGATTTTCTTGGCATTATGCAGACCTTTTGACTTTTTCAAAACTACGCATTCCTCCAAGACCTAAAAGTCCCATTAATACCGTAGTCAAAGTAGTCATATCAAATTCAGGTAATACAATATTGTATCCCGCTGCAGTTAATCCAAAAGCCATCATAGGTTGTAATACAAAGTGATAACACAATGCAAAAGCACAAACCCATCCTACGAAAGGTCTCCACCCACTTTTAAATAAACTAGAAGAACCTGCTTCTATCTTATTAACTTCTATTTGAGCCTTATTAATCTCCATGATTAAGTTTGCTTTCTCTTCTTTATCTAAAGTAAACTTGTCCACATGACCAGCTACTTTGTCAATAATACTTGCTACTACATTTAACTTAGGCATATTCCACACCCGCAATCACATATTATCTGCATTTCCATCTCCTTCTCGCCTGCCTTATTCTAGAATTAGGATTGTTTCTAGTTTTAGCAGAGCTTCGTTTTAGTTGTCCTAAAGACCTTGCACAATAAGACTTTCTTCTTTTAGCTGCTTTGCTACCCTTTTTAACTTTACCAGTAACAGCAGTCTTTAATTTACTTCCAGGGTTTGCTTTCCTATAAGCTCTAACTCCCTTAGCAGTCATTCCTGCTCCAGACTTAGTTTTTCTATAGTTAGCGTTTTTACCTTTAGTAGTCTTACGTATAGATTTTTTTGCTTTTCTAGCCACTATTTCTTTTTCTTTCTTTTTTTAGCTGTCTTCTTAGCTCTTTTAAAATTAGCGTTTGTAGGAGCACCTTTACTTCCCGGTCTTCTCATTTTCTCTCCTGAACCAGCTTTAATTCTTCTACGTTTAGCATGTATGTTTGCATACAAGCCTTTCTTTTTTTTCTTTGTTTTTTTCTTAGCCATTAGTATATCAACCAGTTTAATCCAACTTTAGATTCGTAAGATTGTACATCATACATTGACAAAAATCTACCTTCTAAAAATACTCCAAACTTTTTAGTTAGCTTCCAACCATAAACTAGACCTAAGTCATAGTCCATACCATTGTCTACTACGTCATAATTAAATGAATAGTCAGACATACCTTTAGTTACTGGATAAGTTGTTACCCACATATGCAACCAGTTCTTTGGTGTATACTTATAATAGTCTGCACCTACCGATAAACTTAGTTCGTTTTGATACCCTAAGTCTTTTGCATATTCTTCATTGTATTGCTTAACCAGCTCTCCGTATACTTGTTTATAGAATTGGTCATCTGTGTTTGCTACAAGTTCACCTTCTGCATTATACCACTTAAAATCAAAGTAGCTATATCCATATTGTGTAAATTGTTCTACAAACTCATCTGTATAGCCATAGAAATATGCAAAGTCCCAAAAGGGTGTAAACTCATCTGTGTTAATACCTTGTTCAGCCCACCATAAATCAATAGGTCTAAAGTCTAGGTACGCTGGATGCATTCTACCAGCTACACCTAATGATAGTGCAAGATTACCTATATCTTTTTTGTAACGCATATCTAAGGCTGCGAACTCTACGTCTTCTAAGCCCCTTGAATCGTAGTTGGCTTTTACCAAAAAACTCTTTCCCATATAACGTAACATATATTGTTCGTTTACAAACTCTTCTTCAAACTCTTTGTGGTCAGAATATTGTATTACATATTCCCAACCAGTAGGTACGTTACCAATAGCAACACTTTCATTAATAGGTGCTTCATCTCCAGTATACCACACTTCCGGTTTATTTTCATAACCAAACCTTGCTAATTTTCTAATACCAAACGTCATAATACTATGGTCATCTAGTTCTTCTTGTAATTCTTGTAGTTGTCCACCAGATACTTGATATTGTAATTCTTTAGTTACAGGACTGCTAAAACTATAAGCACCATATATAGTGCTAAACTTAAAAAAGTCTTGTGCTGCTAAAGTACTAATCAATATTACGCTACCTAGTATTTGTTTAAACCATCTTGCTAAATATATCATTGAAACTTCCTTAGTTGTATTTCATCAATTTCATTTTTAATTTCCTTGATGATTTTATCTTTATCTAAATTGAAACTTAATCCAGCTTCAAACCTTTTTACTTCTTTACCATATTCAAACATAATAATAGTTGGAACAGATACTATCTTCCATTCATCTGTAATAATTGCACCGTATTCTTTATCATCTATACTTGCATTAAACCACACGCAATTATTTAAACCATTTAAGTCTAATGAAGCTTTAAAGTTCCAGTCTGCATTTACTTGAACTATTATACATTCATCTTGACTCAATAATTGAATCTGTTGTAAGTCTTTTAAACTACTTTGACCATATAAGGGCGATAATGATAAACAAATACCAACCAAATATGTAAAACCATATAACCAATTCATCTCTATACCTCACTTTTGCATCAACATACGTTCAATGTTTTTAACATCCGTACGCATCTCTTTTTGTTCTTCTTTAATTTCCTGTACATCTTTTTCAGTTTCAATGATTGTGTTTCTAATCATCTGGTCCTTTAAGTCGTACTCAGTTCTGCCTATTGGAGGTTCAGGTAATTCTTTTGCTTCTTGTATATCCGCTTGTAAAGTAAACCACATCGTAACAATCATAACTAATGTTGTTCCTAATGTAATTAGAGTTTCTATACTAAATGTAAACTTACTGTCTTTACTCAGTTCTGCCACTTTGTTTTCCTTCTTTCTTTTTTTTGTTAAATATTGCATCCCAACGTTTTGCAAATTCTTTTTGAGATATACCTATAGCTCTAGGTTTATCTCCTTTCCCAACCCCGTTAGGACCTCTATACATTATCGTAAATCAGAAGGAGCTACTTGTCTAGTTCCTCCCACCTTATCTGTCTTCTTCATTCCATACCTTCTAACACATTCTTTATAGTTAGCCATGCATTGTTGAGCAGAAGCCATTTTAATCTGTGCTAAAGTAGGTTCTGTTGCAGAAGCCGCCGCATCCATTAAAGCTTTTGCTTTTACATAATCAATTAAACCCGGTTGTAAAGAATTGTCTATATCTATAGTACTTCCTGTTCCTTGTATAGATGTTACTTTAGCTGGCTCTGCATAGTAAGATATTACCAATCCATCAGTAATGGTGTTACCAGAGCCTATTTGTACTGGTTTTAATTTGCCCTCTGTGGTTTCGTTAGTACTTCCATCTCCTTCAGATGTAGCTATAGCGATTCTATCGCCCTCTATCCACCAAACAAAACTATCACTAGGGTCTTTGTATGAACTACTTACAGCTGCCATTATATCTCCGTCCAAGCAGTATTAGAAGATGTACTGCTTTCATTGTAAAATTGTTTTATTTCTCCGTTAGACAGTCTAGGTATTTTGATGTATTCTCCACTTGAATTTAAAATAGTGCATCTAAAAACCTTGTTAACTGTTATTGCTTCATCGTCATCTAAAGCATACCATAGTTGATTATGTTTTAAATCTGTTTTGGCATTCTCTATTTGATTTGGATATCTACCCATATCAATCAATGCTTCATTAATTAAATTTATTACATAATTTTCTGATACTCCAGGTACTGCCTGTAATACCCTACTATATATTTCTTTTGCAGTAAATTCTATTGCTGCCATGATTATACTCCAGCTAACAATACATTAACTGTTGCTTCGTGAACTCCGTCCTGATACGCTGATGCGTAAAGAAATATAGCAGAAGGAGCTTGACCAGCGTGTAATGGAATAACAACTGATTCTCCAAGAGTTAAAACAGCGTGTACTTCAGAACCAATCATTAATTGAACATTGGCTACCGTTCCAAGTGTTTTAACATACTCTACGCAAACTACGTGTGCAGTTGCTGGAAGATTGTCATTGTCAGGACTTGCTTCTACATTTGATTCAAAACAAGCACCATCTTCTAATCCAACATTAGTAGCTGTTGTGTCGACTACCTTATTTTCCCAATAAGCTACATCTGCATCTGTATATGCTGTAGAAATATTATATTTTCCACCCCAAGTTCTAGAACCAGAATGTACATCTAAGTTAAAGTTTGTATAATCTCCATCAGCACTTCCTTCGTTGGCAACGCTATTGTCGTTAACAATTTGTACTGATGTTTGTATTCTAATTTCATTTGCCATTTAATTACCTTCTTTTGTTATCGGGCTGACAGCCCTTGTATTTGTTCTTTATATTGTGAATCTAACATTTGATATTGTTGAGTATACCAAGTATACTTAGCTGTATCTTTTTGTAAGTTATTTCCATATTCTTGCACTTCTTTTCCTACGTTAGCTGCATAAGCCTGTAGTTCTGCTACATACTTTGACATTAAAGAATTGTTATCTTGTATAGCAACTGCCATGTTTTGTGCTGAATTTTGTAATGCTAAAGCTTGGTCAGCTGCCTTATTAGCTAAATCTACTTGAGTAGCTTGCTGTGCTTCTTGTTGTGCATCTGCCGCATCTAATTGTGCTTGAGTAATAGCTCTTTGTAAAGCAGTATTATGCTTGGAAACTTCATCTTGCATTTCTGCTTGATACCTTACGTTCTCTTTATTAAACTCATTAAGCTCGTTTTGTATATCTTGACCATACTTTTGTAACTCCGAACTAGTTCTAGATTGAAATAATGTTATTTCTTTTTGAGTGTTCTGTTGATACTCTTGAACTTCTTTAGCTACATTTTGTGCATACAGTCCTAATTCTTGTTGAAACTTAGCTAACAAACTATTGTTGTTATTAATTGTTTCTTGCATATTATTTATAGCATTTTGTAAAGCCAGCTCTTGGTCTTTTGCTTTATTTGCTATGTCTACATTAGTAGAGTTTTGTGCATCTTGTTGTGCTTTTGCTAAATCAAGTCTTGCTTGCTCTAATACTTTTTGTAAATCGCTATTGTGTTTTTGTATTTGTCCTTGAACATTTGCTTGATATCTTGTGTTTTCTTTATTAAATTCATTTAATTCATTTTGTATATCTTGAGAATATTGTTGCAATTCTGCACTTGTTCTTGCTTGATATAACGTTAATTCTTTTTGTGTGTTTTGCTGATATTGTTGCACTTCTTTATTTACGTTTTGTGCATACAATTGTATGTCATTACTATACTCTTGCATCTGTTGTGCTTCAGAAGCAGATGTTAATTCTGCATTCTTAATTGATTTTGCTAATTCTGCCTGATAAACTTGAAGGTCTCTATTAAAACTAGCCACTTCGTTTTGTATATTAGCTTGATATTGTTGTACTTCATTGTTTAGTCTACCTAATTGTAGTTGAGCTAATTCCGTGTCTTCATCTGTCTCTAAAAATGTTTCAAATTGAGCTGTATCAACAGACAAAGCTGGGGGAACAAAGTTAGGAGTACTAACACTAAAGCTAACAGAAGGTACGTCAATATCTAATGCAGTAGGTGCACTTGCACTTATAGTTAAATCTGATATTGCTACACTACTTATATTTATAGTAGGTTTTGTATATGCGGGAACATCTTGACTAACATCTATTTCATTAGGAACAGTACCAAATGTTACAGAAGACATATCTTCTGCAAACCCTGCTTGATTACTAGCGTCAGTATAACTTACAGTTCCTATAGTTGGGATTGAAGGTGCACTCGAGCTTATAGTTAAATCTGGTATAGAAACAACACTTAATCCTACTGTTGGTTTTGTATAAGTAGGTACTGAACCCGTAGGGTCAATGTCAGCAACACTTCCTATTGTTATAGATGGCAATACTGTAGAGCTTGCGTCAGCATTAGTAGCATTACTATAAGTTACCGTACTTAACGTTGGAGCTACTGGCTCCGTAGAAGATATAGATAAATCAGAAACAGAAAGATTTACATCGTTCATTAATCTTTGAACGCCGTTTCTTGCTGCATATAAAACTACTGCATTTTCTGCTTCATCTGGAAAGTTAGCTATTGCACTATCTCCAAATGCTACAGTAATTGCCATATTAATAGAAGTTAATCTTTGATTAGAACCACTTGAATCTGGCTTTACAGTTAATAATTGATTATCAATATAAAAAGCTGGGTCTGTGGCAGAAGCATACTCCATGTAAGAAGAATCTGTAATTCTTCCTCTCATAGAAGGAGCTACCTCTCTACAAGGATGGTCTATTGTTCCATCATTTCTAGTAACTGTTAAAACCTTTTTTCCTTCTACGTCTATAGTATTTACAAATGCATCTTGAGACGCAACTCTTTTTAATTTTGACATAGGCAGTATAGACATAACAGCACGAGCACCATCAGTTAGCCAACTACTTAAAGCTGCTGTATCTGATACGCTTCCAGTTAAATCTTCTATTTGTGTTTGAAATGTTGCCATTATCTTCCTTGTCCTCTATATGGTTTCTTATAATTCTTTGTACTCATTTTATTTCCCATCTTGGTATTTTTGCTCATACCCTGTCTAGTCTTTTTCTTTCCATTACTTCTTCTAGTCTGTTGTCCTAAACCTCTCATTAATAAGTCTTACTTCTTCTCATTTTTTTACCTATTTTTTTAGCGTATTTTTTTGCTGCTGATACACCTTTTTTAGTATAACTAAATTTCTTTTTTCCTACTTTTGGCATTACATTATCCTCGTTGCTGGTCCCTTTGCAGAAGTTTTATCTGCTCCTTCTTTGAGCTTTTTCATTCCTTCTTCGTGAGACAGTGTTTTTATTTCCATCTGGTCTTTTCTAATAGCTGTTGCATAAGGATTATTTTCCCTAACAACAAAGTTAGTATTCCATTTGGGTGCTGAAGCTCTTTGACCACAAGAGGTACAGTTAAACATCCCATCAGGATTAGGTTCGTTACAATGCTGACAATTCATTTATTATCCAGTTGATACTATAATATATGCAACTCTACTTCTATCCAATTTTACTGATTGAATGTCAACAATAGCATTATCAGTACTATCTAAAGTTTGTATGTAATCATTTATCTCTTTAGCTAAAGAGCCTGTTACACTGCTTGCATCTGAGCTTATATCATTAATAATAACTTTTGTTATTGTATTATAATTAGCCATTTCTTTCTCCTATTAGTTTTAAAATTCTTTATAGGTTTCGGAGTGGGAATAAACCCACTCCATAGTACCTAATAACTATTTATGATGTTGTAACTGCTCCGTCTTTAGCAGCATTTCCGTAGAAATACCATTTAGCTCCGTCACAAACAATTTCAACATAGTCTCCTTGTTCTGCAGATGTTCCAAAAATTAAATTTGAAACTCCTGTAGCACCAGAAGAACCTGGGTTGTCGTCACTTGTATCAACTTCAGACTCTGCTATTTTACCAAATAAAATTGCAGAACCAGCAGCAATCGTAATTGCTCCAGTTGGCGTGTTTTCATCAATGATTAACTTGTAGTTAATACCAACTTCTAAAGCAGTTGGTAAAGTAATGCTGTAAGCACCGCCAGCTGCATCTAGGGTAAAAACTTTACCGCTATCTTTTACTGCTTCTAGTGTTTTAGCTCCATTTACAAATTCAACTGGAATTAACATTCCACCATTACCACTATTTCTATTTAAGTAACCTGTTTTCATCTTACAATCCCTCCACGTTATATAGAGCGTGAGATTCTGGTAATGTGATTTCAAGACCTGCTTCTGTAAGAATCATGTCTTTTCTCAAGTCTTCATCTGCACTTTGTACATTTGTCATGATTTGAGTATCACGATTTAAACCATTACCTACTAACGGTCTGTATGCTAACTGACTCATGTCAGCCATAAGCATCATTCCGCTTGCCATTCCTCTAAAGAGTGGTTGTTTAACTAAGAACATACTTCCGTGCACAGTGTTAATTTCCATTAACTTGTGTCCGAATGAACCTTCTACGTTATCCATGTTTACTCTGTAAGGACCGTTTGCGTGACCAACTGATGCATCAATAAACGCACCGTCGCCCATTTTGTTAAAGAATGAAATTACAGGTAAAGAAGCCATAACAAGTTTTTCGCTTGCTCCGCCTCTTGCTGGGTCAAATATAACTTCCATGTCTGATAGTAATCTATCATATGTTAACTCAGCTGTAGTTGTGCTTCTGTAATATCCTTTTCCTGAAGAATAAGATAATGCAGAGTTGTCTACTACTGGTGCAACATTTTTTAAGATATTTCCTACCAAACCTTCAGTATACTGAACGCCTTGGTAACGAGCTTTTTGACCGAAGAGCATAGCTCTTTCAATGTCAATTTTATGCTCGCGTAATTTCTGAGCCCATATTCTATCAAACTCATTCGCATATCCACGGTGACGTGTTGCGATTGCTGTGTTTGTTAGTTCACAAGCTGTTTTAAAGATTTGTGTATAACCAAATCCGTCATCTAATGTGTCTGAAAAAGTGTCTGGTGATGCTGTTCCTTCTTCAAATGATGTACCAATAATTTGGGCAACATCATTGTTTGAAAGTACATTATAACCAGTCGCTGTATTCGCATCAGATAATCCGATTACTCTACCTTGGAAGGTTGAAGTTGAGCCAACTGTTGCTGGTCCTGATTCAACTCTTACTAAGACTTGAGTATATCCTGCTGCTGTATCTAATGAGCTTACTGAAAACACCATTCCTTTTGTAAGGAATTCTACTGCAGCTCCTGCTGCTGTATCTACGGTGAAAGCGTGAACTTCATTTACACCAACTGCTGAACCGCCATTTACATCTGCTGCTAATAAGAAGCTTCTATCGGTGTGATTGATTTGAGTTCTGTTTTCAAGAAATCTGAAAACATTATCATCAGTCGCAACCTTAGAAACATTCGCCAAGTAAGTGAAAAAAGGTGATTCTTCTGGAGTTAATTCCGCAACTCTATCAGAGAAATCATACAGTTTTCTTTGGTCTGGGGCCTGCCCATAACCGGCACTTGATGCCGCAGCTGTAATGTTGGAAGCTTTTAGTATTCCGCTATTTATAGCCATTTTAGTCTCCTAAACTGTTATTTAGCTAACCTACCGCCTCTTCCGGTTTTCATAATTCTCTCCCAAACTTGGTCTCCTTCAGATTTTTCCGGTTGTTTACCGCCCTGAAGTACTCCTGCTGGTCTAGGAATAGATTTAGCTTTTTGAACAGCAGCTAAGTTTTCATTTTCTGTTTTTACTCCACTAGACTTACCTTCTTTTTCTTTCCACACTTTAATAAGTGTTTCAATTGGAAGGTTAGCTTTTGGTGTAGTCGCAAATTGTAAAAACCTTTCTGCATCTTCTTTTCCAAGATTATGTTCTGAAACTAATTCTGATTTTAAATTATTCATCGCCATCTGATTTTGTAGTTTAGCTAGTTCGTTATCTACTGTTTCATGTACAAGCTTTTTCTCTTGTCCTACTCTAAATTTGTAGGATTCAGATTCAGGCTTGTAGTAGGCGTCCCAAGGGTCAAAACTTTCCGGAGTTGTACTTTGTTCCGTTTGTTTGCCCTCAACTGATTCTCCAGCAAGATTTTTTTCAATTACGTCTACTAGTTCCGGTCTAGAATTTAAAGTATCTCTTAATTGAATCAAATCATCTGATTCCCGTCTAAGATTCTCATGTTCTGCCGTTTTTTTGTCGTACATTGATTGAAACTTTTTAGCTTCTATTTCCCAATTCACTTCTTCTGATGCTTCTACACCATCTTCAACGATATCTTCTTGTAATGAAAGACTTTCTTCCACCACAGATTCTACTATTGGGTCTTGCTTTTCAACCTGTTGTTGTTCTTGTTCTTTTGCCATTGTTTTTTTCTCCTCTCCTGATTTAGCTTTATTGCTCGGAACCAGGTTCGTTATTATCTTCCTCCAAAGATTGATTCATTCGGTCTACCAAATTGCCTAACTGCATTACCTTTTCTTTTTCTTTAACCTTGCTGGCAGAAGAAATCTCGTTTAACCCAGATTTAAACTTCTCAACCTCTGTACGTTTTCTAGCAGATACCTGCTCACGTTCAGATGTTTGTAAATCGCCACTCAGTTTCTTTACTTGATTTTCAAGCTGTGTAATATACTGTTGCATTTGTGCCATTGCACCTTTTCTTTGAAGAACACCTTCTTTGTCGAAGATTTCGCTTTTTTTCAAAACCTCAACATCGTCTACCAGGCCTAACTTGTAAGCATCAAGGTACATATTATATTCTGCCACCTTGTTACTTGGTAAAGTTGAACCTGATATTATGCGAATGTCATGTTGACCTAGTTGAATATCATTCTTCATGGTCGCTATTTCATTCTTCTTATCATCATACAATCTCATATTAACTGCAAATTCAGTAATATCATTGTTTGGTTGTACAATTCTAAAAGTCTTTGCAAATTTATAATGGTCTTTAGCTAAGTTGTAAACAACTTGACCTACCATAGATAAACTTGACTCAATATCTCTTAATTTAGATTTACCTCTAGATTCTCCCATCTCCGATAAAAGAGCGGTTCCTCTAACAGATTCAGGAGCCCCGTCCTTAAATCCTTGTAATAATTCAGGTATCCCAAAATTTAAATCTATATATTTCTCCACCCTATCTATTAAATAGTAAAACTCGCTAGTTAAAGGAGCTGGTTGTGGGTAGTGAGGCTCACCAAACTCTGGATTATATTCTATAACCGCGTTTGGGTTTGCCCAATCTTTTTCTAACTGACTAACACTATCAACACTACCTTCTGGAATTAAAAGTTTTAATCCAGCTGCAGACTGAGCGTGCGACAAGGTTAAAGAGAATAACTTATTTAAAAGCCTTTGAGAGTCCTTAACCTTGTTCACATCCGACTTTGGATAGGGAGTATTAGTCCAAATATTTGCAAAAGGAACAACTGGATATATATCTGTATTTAAAATACGTTCATATAATAATACATCTCCAATTGTACTGCATTGTGCAATTCTTGTTTGCATTACTTCTTCTACTTCTATAGCACCTCTTTCTATTGCAGCTACAGTCTGTTCATCTTCTATAATAACAGAATATACATCAGGGTCTACGATTTTTTCACTTCCATCTATAGCATTAAATATTCTATAGAAAGGAACTTTTAATTTATAAAACCTATCTAATATCTGATATTTTTGATTAACATTGTAATCTAAATTCTTTGCTTCTGCTGGAGTAAGTACATTTTGAGAATTCTTTAAGTTTGAAGAAGGATAGTCTTCTCCGTATAATGAATTAACTCCAACCTCTATATCGTCAATAGATTCTTCTAGCTGAGGATATAAATCTAAAACTTGCTGTCTTGTTAAGAACGTAGACAATATAATTCCCGATGCATCGTTAAAGAACCTATCTCTTGATGCAGGGTCTACATATACTCTGAAAGGGTCGACGTGAGTATATTTTACTTCACCTCTTCCATAGTCGGCTTCTGGGTCTACATATACATACATGTACCCTAAACCAGTGACAGCGTAATCGTGTACTACTTGTTTAAAAGTAGAGTCTCCGTTTGATATGTCCCAAACGTACTCTAATATTGTTTTCCAAATATTGGAAAGTTTATTATCAGAATCCTCTCTAGCAATAGCAGAAAATCTAGCAGGTCTAGCTGTTAACAAAGATTTCAATTTGTCAACCGCTGCATAAACTCTGTCTATAACAAAGTCTGCTTGACCCACAGATTGTAAAGCTGTAGATTCTTCTTCTGTAAAATGATTCCCAAGTGTAAAGTCTACCGCGTTTCTAGCTTCGGCGTCCCATTGCTGCCTAGCGTCTCTCCATCTTCTAAATAATTCTTTGGAAATTTGAGGTTTACTTTTATTTTCGTCGTATTCTGCCATAAAATCCTAAATTAGTTTTACTTAAAAAATAAATAAATATCTCTTCTTTAGTCAAGAGATATTTAAACTTTTTGTCCAGTTATCCAATTAATAGTTCTATTAGCTAGATTACTCTCTCTTTTTTCTAGTCTTTCACCTAGCTTGTTAATATCTATAGCAGAACTCTTTGGAGGCTTTGCTGTCGTTACAGCATACCATAGACCATCAAGAAGGTCGTCGTTTCTTCCCTTTGGAAATTCAAACATCTCATCGACAATAGCATCATGTTCTTTTTTTATAAAAAGTTTCCTTCTATTAACTATAGGGCATAACAGTGCTTCAAGCCTATCTTCTTTTTTTATACCTCCCGGAGGTCTAATTCCTTGTGATAGCCCCGGAGCTAATTTTCTATCGCTTCCAGCTAGTTTATTAACATGGTCTTTAATAATACCTTGAGCTCCAACTTTTTCTACATTAACCCTTCTTACTGGATGATACTTTCTTGCGATATCTATAATTTCTCTAGGCATGTCATATAAAGGAGAGTGCTCTCTATAATAATCAACTAAATATATGTTTCTATCACTATCTATTGCAATTGTAACTATAACTTGAAAATCGCTTCTAGCATTTGTTTCATAAGCTAAGTCAACTCCCATATATACATTTACAGGAATAGCAGATTCATCAATCATCATATAATTAAATCCTCCTCTTTCTTCTATATGCCCTCTATACCTATTTATTCTATCAATTTTAAATTTAGCAGTTTCTAAATCTCTAGCCTCATTCATGTACTCTTGAGCAAACTTGTGAGTTAATCCCATTTCTGAGAACCTTGACTTAATGTCGTCTAGTTTTTTCTTTGTAAAGTAATTTGGCCATAAAGGAACTCCGTCAACCATAGCTTTTTTATATAATACATTCCAAGCAGATTTCCTTCCTTCTTTTTCAGCATCTAAATATCCGTCATATACGCCTTGAAGAAAAGAGTCGTAATGGACTATTGTACCAATAAGCCATATTGACCCTTCTTGTTCTTTTGAGTTTTCTAATGCGGGCTCTACCGTAGACATTACCCATTCTTTAATCTCCCTTCTTCTATCTGGTGTTTTAGTATTTAATTCTGATTCAAAGTCATCAAGTATAATATTAGTATATCTTAAACCTAACTGAGAACGACCACGTAAACGTTGACTTGTACCTTTAGCAATAATTCTATCTCCCCTAGCTGTAGTAAACTCTTTTTCTGTCCATTTACTACCTTTTAAATCTCCGAAGTAATATTGTAAGGCAGGGTTAACATCTATGTGGTTTTGAATGTATTTAATATGGTCAATTGCTTGAGACTGTTCTTCAGATACCCAAGCAATAAATTGTTTCTTTTCTGGAGGAGCAAAGTATAATTGATATAATAACGCTGTTTTTGCTAATGTAGACTTTGCATGACCACGAGGTAATATAATGCAAGCTCTTTTTTCATCTCCTAACAACAAGTCGCTTAGCTCATACTGGTAAGGAGCTGGAGTAGATTTCATAAAATCTTCAGGTAAAAACATTTGACCAAAGGTTATAATGTCTTTTCTAGCTAGTTCTAAGGCTTGTTCTTTTTGTGACAAGTCCGGTGGAACTATATTAAATAATTCAGGCTTCTTGGAATTCTTTTTCATAAACCCTATCTAACATTTGTAATGTTTTTATTGAGTGCCAATCGCCATCAGGAACTTCTGTAAAAGAATTAGAACTTGCCCAAAGTTGTGGACCAGCTACGTATATCCAAGCTTTCTCCGTTTTTCCGTCATCCATATTAATAGGAGCTGTTGTTCTTATATATAGTCCATTTGCTACACCTTCATATTCATCGTACATATTAAGGTCTTCTGATGTAACATCTACTAACTCAACTACAGCACCTTTTCCTTTTTCATTTTTAATAACAGCGGGAAAAGATTGTGTTCCAGGGAAAACTAAACTAAATCCTTCTACTTTACCAGTATCGGGATATCCTCTTCTAAGAGTTCCATATACAGCCAACCTCATCAAGAATACCCTACTGTATTAGGTATTCCCATCTCCATAATTAAAAATTTTGGGGAATATATGGTTAAACAATTAAAACATTTAATACCGCTACAATCTTTTTTACGAGCATCCCATATATAAACACCAGTCTTTTTAAGAGGGTAGTGACATATATGGCATCTATTTTTCTTCGATATCTGCTTTAACTTCAGCCAATTTTTCGTATTTGGATTCTTGAATTGCATTTAGTTGCTCCTTGGAAAATCCTTGGAATAATGTAACAGATTCTGATTTTTTCTCAGTATCCATCATTCCGGATATTTTCATTAATGTTGTTAGTGCTGTAATCTTATCTCTATCGCTAGATTCAGATTTATCTATTACGTTTCTCATTTCTTCTAAAAGATACTTAGGCGTAATTTCTGCTTCGTTTAAATGCTTATCTACTTCTTCTCTAATCAAGTTTTTCACCCTATCGGTTTTTAGCAACAGTTTTGCTTGAGAAGCTGCATATGATTTCTTTTTACTAGGAAAAGCAGTCATATAAGCATCTACAACATCATCTCCCTTTGCTACATATTTAGCAAATAGAAATTCTTTTTCTGTTGCTTTTATTCTTTCTTTCTTACGTACTGAGGGAGATTTGCCATCTGTTGCAAATGTATGCATATTAGTACGCATTTCTCCCGTCATAGTAACGTTTGGACCACAAACAAAAGAACCTATTATAGTTCTAATAAATGTAGTCTCTTTTTTTCTGTCGGGTCTTTTTAATATCCCGACATACAGCACTTGACAAACCTGCCCATCATCTGACACAATCCAATCATCTACAGAAGCATGCCTCCAATCTTCACAAAGAGAAACGGAAGGGTTATATTCTGCAAACTCTTCTACATTATCAAATAAGTATTTAGTGTCGCCGTTTACTGTTCTTGTTTTCATAATTTAACTATTTTTCTTCTTTGTCGTCAACATCTTTGTTAAGTTCATCAACAACGAAGTTTATATAGTTATTCAAAAGAAAGCGTTTCTCCATTAAGTCTTGCTCTGCTTGTTGGCAAGCTGCTCCAAGTTGATTCGCTCTTAAAAACTGAGCTTTTGCTTCTTCTGATAATTCAGAATGTAAAAACTCATATTCTTTTTCATTATGCATGATTTTCATCATTTGTTCTTTTTCAGCCATTTCGTCTCCTATTATAGCGGGTTAACTGTAGGGTTGATGTATTCTTCTAGTCTTCTATGTAATTTTTCTAGAATTACTACATCAGCCACATTGTGTTCATATATCTTTTTTATAGACTTCTCGTCTCCCCATCTAGCTTGTGCCCAATATTTAGGCTCAACCCTTGTTTTTCCCTTTATATCAAAGAATTCAGTTGCTGCCATTAATGACGAGCTATGAAGCTTTAACTTTGATTTTACAGGATAATACAAGTCTTTATGAGATTTTTGGTTGTGTAACGGAAAAAATGTTCCGTGGTGTAAAGCTCTAGTCCTAATGAATGGAATATCAAAGTGTGTTCCATAATAAGTATATATAACATCATACTTATTCATTTCATCTACTAATAGCTCTAATATTCTAGCGTCTTGATTTTTGGACATAAGCTCTTCTCTTGTTATCCAAGCACCTTCTACCTTCTTATTACCTCTACCTTTTATACACCAAGACAACATTGTATCAATATTAGCACTGAAACCTGTTGATTCAATATCTAAGTAACCAATAGTCATATCATGTCCAGTAGAATATCTTTCAGGTTTTCTTAAACCTAAAGACTCTATCTTTCTACTCACTGCTTTATACGTTCTATTATATCCTTGTATTCTAATCATTTGATATAATTCGAATGCAGACTTGTTTGTTTTAGAATATTTATCTAAAATTTCAAGTTCATGTTCTGTCCACCTATTTATCGGCACTATCTACCTCTCTTAGGAAAAGCGGAAGAAAATAGTTTTTCTACTCCGTTTGCTACTCTATCCCAAAAAGATACCTTGCGAGTTCTCTTTGTGGTTGTTTTTTTAGCTTTAGCCATTATTTACCCCATTTCTGGTTTTTAACTATTAACGCCATCACTGCATATACAGCAGTATCTAAAAACGCGTCTTCTATAGGCTCGTTCTGTGCCTTGAAGTTATGTTTAGTTGATAGGTTAACTAGTCGGTTTATCTTATCATTTAACCTTACTATAATACCTAATAAGGCTATATTGACTTCTTCCTCTGATTTTAATTGAGTTCCCATAGCAATATTGCCAGGACCGTAGTCAAATTGTTTTTTACAAAATGTCATATACATAGTATTAAGTATCTTTTGAAATTCGTGTTCTGTTTCAGGAAAGTTCTCTTTTATATGTAATACTGTATTTTCAGCTGTTTCTTTTTTTTGTTCCATGTTTTGGAAAATCCTCCATATCGTGTTTATCTTCTAGCTTTCTTATTATGAATGCATCCAGTTGCTGTTGTAGCTTCTGAACCAACGCATAATTTCGCTGGTCTTTGGCTTTTATTATTTTTTCTGTGATTTCTTCCATAAATAGTCCGCTACGCCTAGTTGAAACAATCCATTGGAGATTGCATCTATTTTGCTTTCATCGTGCTCTAATCCATAATTATAGAACAATGCGTGTAATATCTCATGCATCAAGGTCTCTTTCTTTCTTGAATCGTGGATATCCTTATTAATAAGTATTAAATTCTCTTTTACTAGATGTCTGCCGTATAATTCTTTACTACTATCCTCATGTTCCAATGATAGTTCTAATATATTATAATCATGACCACCTATATGTAATCCCATTGTTTTTTTCTTCATAATACTCCCATATTGTTAATTGTGTATGCAAATTACATAAAAACTACTACACAAGTCAAATAAAACTTGTATTTTTGTTAAAAAAACGCACGACACGTCAATAACTCAATGTTCTTAGTACTCAATATTCTATATTTGGCTACAAATACAAAAAAAGGGTTAACAATAAAGAAATATATTGACTCAAGTAAAGCAAACAGACTAACTTTAGCAGTCCGAAGGACGAAAAAAAACACTAATGTTCGATGTTCAATAAATGCTTAAATTATTAAATCTTAATTTAAAATAATGTTCGATGCTCGGAGAGGGTGTTCCTAAAAAACAAATCGCAAAATTTTTGAAAGCCCCGAAATTTGTATTATATACCACTATAACCCCGAAATTTGCTACTTGGTTGAAAAATAGCAGGTTTTTGTGTGTCCCTTTTGTGTTTTAAAAAGCCGGCGGGGGTATTCCTAATTGGAAATTCCAAAAAAAGGTTGAAAATTTGGTTTTCTGATAACCTTCGTTAAATATTATAGATTCCTCGTCGCTATTTATTTTATAATAATCCTTGACTCTTATTATTACAATGATTAATATGTATCATGATATTAATTAAACTAAGAAAGGAGTCACAGATGACAACACTCGAACAAGAGTTGATTGCAATACTAGTATTTGTAGTCGTGGCATTTGTTTCTTATGTCTTATTTAGATTGTATGACAGGATACAGAACGTCGAAGCATCTAATAAAAGAAATAAGAAAGACATTGAGTATCTAAGTGATAAGATACTAGAACTAAGGAAATAACAACAACGGCGGGGGCTTCGGCTCCCGTCACAACGAAAGGAAATACAATGATTGAATTACTAATAATGGCTTTGATATTCAGTGTGCTACTTAACATAGTACAGGCACTGAGTGCGGAGTTTAGCAAGGGTTACAACCTAGGTATGAAGTATGCCAAGGATTGGGACCAGAGAGTTGAAGCACTGGAACGTGAGACATTCGAAGATGATGAGCATTGCGGACATGGTCAGTGTTGTAAATAGTAACCGAAGATACCCTGGGTGTAAAAACCTGGGGTATTTTTTTGTATATAATAATAAAAAAAAGCAATGAGCTGTATTGCTAGATAAATAGTGACTGCCTTTAGAGCTAGACTATAAGTGACTTAGTCTAGCTCTAACCCCCGACGATACCCATTATACCGGCTAAATTATAGCCGGTATAGGGGAACCCCGACGACGTCCTAAGAAGTCGGGGCTTTTGTTATATTATACCTTCCTAGACTCAAAATTGTCCTTTAATTGGGGCAATGTTTCAGTCTTTTCTGTTTCGCCGGTTTCGGCATTTTTAAGGGGCTTTGTAAAAGTCATTACACCCTCATGTTTACGTATTAGAGAATTTAACTCTTTCTCTCTTGATGAATCCTGAACTA